TGCAACTTTCGCTTTGAATTCACTGGAATATTGTACGCGTTTCTTGCTCATGGTCATTTCACTCCCTTTCTGTTTTGCCAGAGCTTAACAACCTGTACAGTTTTTGGGGACCACTTCAGCCTCAAAAAATTTGTCTTTGATGATGCTTTTTAGCTGATCGATCATGCTGCTCTCCTTGGTGGTTGATAATTTTATTGCGGTTTCTGATTGCGCACGCGTCCATAGATGGCGGCGGCGAATTGTCCCTGAGCGATGGTTTCAGTCAATTGAGCGGTGTCCATCGATTCGAGCAGCCCGGCTATCCCTTTCTGGAAAGCTTCAAAGTTGTCGCTGTTCTCAGCCAATGCCATGATGGGTGCAATCAGCGGATCGGTGACGCGCTCCCAATCACTGGCCAGTTCATCGCTAAAAATGTCGAATTCGTCCTGGCCGTTTTGTATGGCTGCGGCCACGATGCCGGTAGCGGCGGCAGGCGGGACGTGTTCTGGGATAGAGGGTTTGGAGCGCACCAGCACCGGCTCGTCTTTTTCAGGGGCGGAAATGCGCAGCTTATCCTGCGCCCAGGAAACCGGTACCGGCAGGCCGATATCGACCAGCTTGGGCAGCGCTTCAGCGTACAAGCTCAAGTCCTCCGGCTCGCGCAGATCGATGATGAAGCGCGGGATGCGCCGCATATCCTCGATCGCGCCAATGTTCAGCACCATCAGGGGGGCGACCAGATCGCGTGTGAGGGTGCCTGCTAATTGCAGGCTGTCCGACATCATCAGATCATGGCGCACTTCGTTGTGCACGTTACCGAGCGCGTTAGTGCTCGATTTGCCGTCGGCTTGCGTGGTGAGGGTGCCGCCGAGAATGGTTTTGCTCTGGGTGCGTTCGCACCAATCCATCATCGCCTGGTAGGGGTCATGGCTGCCTTTGGCCGCTTCCTTGAAATCGATCGACATGCCTTCCGGGATGATGCCTGCCGCGTCGTGGCCGATCTGCATCACGGCCCGTAATAGCGTGGCTTTTTCCTCGTCGCCACTGCCGCTGGGGTAAGTGCCCAGACGCAGCGGCAGGCCGTAGATTTCCAGGAATTCTGCCAGGTCGCGCACCGAGTAATTCTTGAACAGGAATGGCCAGGCGAGCACCCGGTGCAGTCCGGCCCGCGAGAGGTAACCGGATTTAGCCTTGTGCACGTGCGTGATCCAGCCGAATGGCTGCAACATCGCGCCATCCAGTGAGAGGTCACGTAGCCTGATTTCTGTGCGTGTGGCACGGTCGGTCATAAACCAGCTCTGCGGGCGGTGGTGAATGGCCTTGGGCAGCCATTGGCTTCCCAGCCGCTGCCATTCGATTTCCAGGCAGGCGAAGCCGTGGCCGATGGCGTCCAGGCAATCGAGCATCACATCTTCCAGATTGGACATATCCAGCAGCAGTTCCTTGACTGCGGCGGCGGTTTTTTTCTCACGGGCGGAGGGATTGCGTGGCGGCACGATGTCCCATTGACCGGTCAGCAAAGCACGCTTGCGCTTGCTCATCTCGGCATAGATATGACCGTCTTTTTCCTCCATGTCCAGGAACAGGTCATGCTGCGCGCGGATGTCGCCCTGCTCGGCGTTCTCCAGGATGCGCGCGAGCTTGGCGGGTGTGAGTCCACGGCTTGGGTGTCCGGCGAATTCGTGATTGAGATGCGCCACTTTGGCGGTCTGCGATTCCTTGAGTTTGCTGCTATCAATCGGGTTGCCGTATATGTCGACGATTCTGGGCATTACCAGGCTCCTCCTTCATTTTTTGATTTACCCGCGCCCTGGTAGGCCATGCCCGTGCTGCTGGTCGTGGCCGCCATCCATAGCATGTGCAGCGCATCCGGGCCGTCGTCGTGGTCGGCCTTGGGGAAATGGCGCAACTGGTCGATCAGCGTGGCTTGCGAGGAATGCAGGCGGATCAGGCCGTTGGCCATGTGCGGTTGCAGGGTTTCGATTCTCAATAGCTTGTCGCTGCTGGGCTGAATCGCGCGGGCGGGCACAGGAATACCCCGCTGAGCCGAGCGCTTGACGAGCTCGGTGCGCAGGAACTCCTGGAACTGCACTGTTTCTACTACCCACAGCACGCAGCGGTATTGTTTTTGCAGCTCGATGACGTCCTCGATGATGCGGTCAGGCAGGCGTTTTTTGATGAGTGCTTCCACCACGTCCAGAATACCGGTCGCCCGGTTGAAACCGCCCACCAGCAGGGCGGAGGGATCGCGGCTTGCGCCATGCTTGCCCAGGCTGGGATCGCATGCGCCGAAGAAGCGCCACTCTATGAGCCGGTTGACCCAGAAGTGGATGCTGTTGGCAAAAGGGGCGTCATCGCCGGATACCGGGTCGTTCTGTTGCTCGCTGTCGAATGCCGGGCGGCCATCGCGTGCGCGTTTGATCATGAGTTTGTAGAGCGGCTGGGCGGCAGGCCAGGCAACGATAGTCCCGGCTTCCATCTCTAGCTTACGTTCAGTGTAGTAGGCCAGCGCCTCCACCTCACCCTGATTGAGCAATAGCTCTTCCCATTTGTCCCACAAGTCCATGCGGTGCGACCATTCGATCACCGCGCGGAATTTCTTTGCTTTCCACAGCGGGTTTTTGATCAGCCTAGCCAGCACCGAGTCATAGTGAAGGATGGTGCCGATGATGACCACGTCCATGCTGTCGTCGGCAGGCCCGAGCGACAGCACGGTTTTTTTGAGCCAGGATTCCAGCTTGTCTCGCTGCTCCGGGCTGCGCACGTTTTCATCGTTTTCCAGGTCGTCGCCGATTACCAGATCGGGCCGGTGCGGGCCGTGTCTCAGTCCGCGCATGCGCTTGCCCGAACCGAATACCTGCACCTTGGCGTCGTTATTGGTGACAATGGTGCCGACCTGCCAGACGCGTCCCTGGCCGGTGGCTTGCGGGTAATCCATGATCAAACGCGGGTTGAACTGCAACTCGGCCTTGATTGCTTCCAGCATTGGCAGCGCCTGGTCGAGGGCGTCCATGATGATCACCGGGTAGTGTTTACGTCCGGTGACGATGCACCAGATGACGAAGATCTGTGTCACCAGTGTCGATTTGGCATTGCCGCGCGGCGCGGCAATGGCATCATGATCGCCTATGCCGTTATCGACGATCTCTTTCAGGCGTTCATAAAGGAAGTCATGCAGATTCGCATTCGGGTGCTTGATGTAATGCGGGAAATAAGTGCGCGCGAAGAATTCCAGATCCTGCTGGGCGCGGTCTTGCCGGGCTTTTCTGGCTGCGCTGTCTGGCGCGAAGCCGTCTACATTGGCCTCGATCTGGCGGCGGAATTCCGCTGCCAGTTGCGTCAGCTCCTGCAGGAAAGCTTTCTGGGTAGTCTTAGCCATAGCGCTTGCCGATGCTCTCGCCAAACGGCAACAGCACTTCTTCCATCGCTGTCGCATGTTGCGGGTAATGGGTCTGGATGAACTGCACCAGGTCGCGCAGGATATCAACGGCAAAGCTCAGTTTGTCCAGCTTGGGATTGGTTTTGGCCATCGCGGCAACAGTCTTGGCATAGGCGTCTGACAGCTTGCTTAGCATTTCCACTTTGTCGTAAGGCTTGATGTCTTCGGCGTTTTTAATTTCTTCCATTGCGCTCTGAAACATCAGTACAAAATCCTCCAGCACCGCCGTGGTGACCGCTTCCATGCCTTGTCCCGAGATCCTGGCGGCGGCGCGGCCACGATCCCAGTTATCGCCATTTTTCAGCGCGGCTTTTTTCCAGCGCGCGATCGTGGTCACAGGGACGTTAAAGCGCTCCGATAACTGTTCCCGATTTAACGCCTCGTAAACGTAAGCAGACCGGACTGCGGATATTGTTTCGGGGGAGTAGGCCATAAGTTATTGTGTTATTTCGCTCGCTTTTCTTCCCAGAAAAGGCTGTTTCTTAATTCCCTTATTTCAAATTCAAGACCCACTTGGTCTTCAATCATTTCTGTTAACTTTTTTTGTTTTTTGGCCAATGCATACATTCTCTTTTCTTCTTTTTGCAGCGGCTCAAGCAGCTTGGCTATAGTTGCGTAATCGCCCTGGTGTTTCTCGATTATTTGGGCAGTCTCGCCGTGTATCTCGAAAATTCGGGACATAGGATCTGCATCGATTACTTCTTTCAGCCGCTTCAGGCGCTTTTCCAGTTTTGCAATTTCTGTTTTAAGGGCTCTGGTTACGGCGCTCATGATTTATTTTTATAAACCGATCAGGGATTTGCCTTTTTCGATCATGAGGGCCACGCCCACTGATACCAACCCGCCGCTGATCGCGCCATTGATGGCCGATTTGGTCTCGACCTTGCGCAGGCGGCTGTCCATTTTATCCAGCCGTTCATTGGTCTCGCTCTGGCTGCTGATCATGAGATCGAGTTTGCCTTTGATTTCCCCGAGCAGGAGTGTGTGTTCATCAGTCATGGTCATAAGCCTCTTTTTATGGTTAATTCGTATTCTTGCTGGCAATCAATGCAGCGGGTAACGCCCTTGATTTCCCGCCGGGCCAGCGGGATTTCCTCGGCGCAATCCTTGCAGTGGCTGAGCGCAGGTGCTTGTGCTTCTGGCCGGATGGCGCGCCGTTGTGTTGCCTCATACTCGGCCAGCTCGATGGCTTGCGCTAATTCGTCTTCGTTCATTTATCGGTCTTTTCCGGTGGAGGAGTGGCCCATTCCGAGAGCGCCTTGTGTTTCGCCTGGCATTCGTAATAAAGCGCCGAGCGCTCCAGGCTGTTGCGCAGCAGGGTCGCCAGCCGACCGTCTCGTGCTTCCGGCAAATCCGGACAAAGGGAGGTTAATGAGGCCGGTGGCTGGCGGGTTGGG